CCTATGTCCAAAAAATAGAACATATAGAAAACTTATTAGAAATTGCAGAAGAAATGAAAGTAAAACTCTTTGATGTCCAAGGTTCAATAAAGGGAGAAGTAAGACTTGATATCAAAAAGAAGCTTGAGAGAAAGGAAATTCAGAATGTTGTCTCGACAGTCGTGTGGCGAGAAGGAATAAATGTTAAGAGTCTAAATTCAATTATCATTGCTGGTGGTGGGAAGAATGAAAAGGATCTTATTCAAGCTTGTGGTCGTGGAGCAAGAAAAGATGAGGGTAAAGATGAATTTGTGATTGTCGATTTTGTTGACCAAGCTCGTTATTTATCTTCTCATTTCTGCGCTAGGCTTAATGTGTATATTCGGAAGGGTTGGCTTTAAAAAATAACTTTACTTTTTTCTAAAAATAATATATAAAAATTATGTTCAAATTAATAGTGCTTATAAATAAAAATAATCCTAAAGTTTTTCATCTCCGTGAGGAATGAAGCGGTTCTATTAATCGTGAACAAAACTTTAGGATTTTATTTTTAGGAAATAAATTATGACATCAATTACAAAGAGGAAGAAAATAAAATATTGTAAATGTGGATGTGGTCAGGCAATAATTATAAAACCTCATCATAAATATTTTGGTATCCCAAATTTTATTCATGGACATAATAATTGTATTAATGGTAAAATGCTTATTTCTGAAGAAACAAGAAGAAAAATTTCTAATACTTTAATTGGTCATAGTATTTCTGAAGAAACAAAAGAAAAAATATCTAATACTTTAACAGGAAAATATCCTAAAGGGAAACATCCTTTATGCAAAAGAATTGTGTCTGAAGAATCTAAAGAAAAAAATAGATTGTGGCATTTAGGAAGAAAACAAACAGAAGAATCAAATGTAAAACGATCTCTCGCTTTAAAAGGCAGAATCTTTTCTAAAGAGCATAATGAAAAAATTTCAAAATCTAGAAAAGGAATGAAATTTACCGAGACCCATAAACAAAAAATAAAAGATTTGTGGAAAAATCCTACATATGTAAATAATATGTTAAAAAAATTAGCTATTCGACCTAATAAACCTGAAACTATTATTTTAAATCTTTTAAATGATCTTTATCCAAATGAATGGAAATATACTGGTGATTTTTCATTTATGATTAATGGTAAAAATCCAGATTTTACAAATTGTAATGGAAAAAAGAAACTTATTGAGTTATTTGGTGATTATTGGCATAAAGGAGAAGATCCGCAAGACAGAATAAATATATTTAAAAAATTTGGTTATGATACTCTCGTTATTTGGGAGTCAGAATTGAAAGATATTAATAAGGTTAAAAACAAAATAATAAAATTTAATAAAAGGAGGTAAAATTTTAATTTATGATTGATATAATCTCATTATTTGAAAATAACGATATTGAATTTTATAGTTCTGGAAAAAATACTTCTAGAGGATGGGTAGAATTAAATTGCCCATTCTGTGGTAATGATCCTAGTTTCCATCTTGGAGTAAATCTATCGTCTGGAATTTTTCACTGCTGGATTTGTGGAGCTAAGGGAGGCATAGAAAAACTTATACAAAAGTTACTAGGCATTCCTCGAAGAGAAGCCGAAAAAATTATTTCTACCCATAACATAAATTTTCTTGAACAAGAAATTGAAACTAAGAACGCAAAGAATATTGTTTTTCCAAAAGGTTTAGAAGACGGAATTCCCTCTATTCATAGAAATTTTTTAAGAGAGAGAGGATTCTCGCCAAACGAAGTAATTCAAAAATATAAATTAAAAGCGTACCATCATCTTGGAGGAAAATGGTCATTCAGAATTGTCATTCCTGTTCTTATTAACAATCAAATGGTAAGCTTCATTGCAAGAGATGTGACCAATAAACAAACTCCTAAATACAAAAATCTTAGTAACGAACAATCAATCATCAATATCAAAAACTGTTTGTATAATATTGATTCTGTCAAAAAGGGCGGAAAAGTAATTATAGTTGAAGGAGTATTTGATCAATGGAGAGTCGGAGATGGTAGTTGCGCTTTACTAGGAACAGAATATACAACCCAACAATTATTTCTTCTTTATCAAAAAAAATTAAAGAAAGCATATGTAATGCTTGATGCAGATGCTACTAAGAAAGCTAACAAGCTTGGCCACATGCTCTCTACATTTATTCCAAGCGTTGAAGTTATAGAGATTGATAAAGGAGATCCTGCGGATATGAGCCAAGATGAAATAAATCAATTTAGAAAAGATATAGAAATATAAACAAATCAAAAAATTTCTTAAATTATTAATTTTAAAAGCAAAAAAATTTTTGTATCAAAAAGAAAAATTTTTATATCAAAAACAAATTTAATTTGATATACTGAAAAACAAATAATATTTAATATAAAAAATGAATGCACATCCAGCCGTGCACTAGAAAGCCTAACGAGGAATATGAATTCATTTAAAAAACCATTTATGTCAAAGCCGAGGTTCAATTCACGCGTTGAACTCGGCTGGAAATCGAGGGATACAAAAATCTTTGTTAGGCTTTTTGACCTCGGCTTTGACATAAATGGTTTTTTATTTTTTAAGGAGCTAAAAAATGCTGACAGACGAACATAAAAAAATAATTGATAACTTACTAAAAAAAGTTCCAAACGAAGAACTTGCCGAATACATATATTCAAAGTACAAAGAAGAGTTTCGAATTCGAAATTCCTGTTTCCAAGATATTCAAAAATCTCCAAAGAAAATAAAAAAACAAGAAGGATTTGTTTATTTTCTTAAAGAACATTCTGGAAAAATAAAAATAGGAAAAACAAAAAATCTAAATAAAAGAATTTTTCACTTAGGAATAAAATTCCCAATAGAGCCTGTTCTAATACATTCTTTTAAAACAACAGACATAACTAGATCAGAAAAAGAATTACATGAAAAATACAAAAAATATAGACTTAATGGAGAATGGTTTAATATCCCTAAAAAAGAACTTGAAAAAATAAAAACATCATATCAATAATTATAAGGGGCTAATAAAATGAGTGGATGGACGATTTCACACATAATTATTCCAGGAGAGGTAGATTTTAATCCAAATTTATCTGACAAAGACAAAAGAGTTTATGGGTATATATCGAATCTTTGTAACCGAAGCAAAGGTTGTAATTATTCTAATAAAAAAATAGCTCTTCTATTAAATTGCAAAGAGCAAACAATTTCAAACTCAATAAATAAATTAAAAGAAGAAGGCTATTTATTAGTTGAAATATTAAAAGAACATGATTCAGATAGTGGATATTATCAAATAAGAAAGATCCGTTTAAACCCCAAAATGTCTGAAATCTACCAACCTCTTGTTATTGCTTTTAACGAGATTTCTAACCTAAAAAACTACGAAGGGGCTATTAATATTTTAATAAGCACTTATAAAAAAATTAATAAGCACTTATTAAAAAATTATAAAGAGAATATTAAAAATTTAATAATAAAAGAAATAAGAGAAGAAATAGAGAATAAAGAGAATACTTCTTCTAAAGAAGAAGTAACAAGTTCTGACGAACTTGGTTCAGTCTCTTCTCAAACAATCTCTTCTCAAACAACAATCAAAAAAAGAACTAAAACAAAAACCCCCTTACAAGCAAAAAATATAAATTGGTCAAAGCTCCATCACAAAAACAAAAAAGAAATAACCCCCTTAAAAACAACAGCAGACATCGAAGACATATTTTCTTATTGGGCAGATCATTACAAATTACCAATTCCAAAAATAGGAACTAAGTCTTACAACAAATCAGTTTCTCTTACTAAGTCCTTATTAAAAAAATATACTCCAGATAAAATTAAAGAAGTCATCAGCAACTTTTATATTGCTGCAACAGATGACCGATATGAACCATCTTCTCCTGACATCAAATTGAAATATCAAAAAATGCCAATCAATAGTTTTATTCATCAGGAATTTCCCACCCCATATTCTTTATTTGAAAAATATCTTAATCCTCCCAGAATGATAGGAGCCCCTGTTGAAGACAAATATCCGATTATCACTAACAAGCTTATTACATTGTACCGAAAAAATGTTTTGGGCAATGCAAGAACAAAATTATCAACCAAAGATGAAAACTGTTTTAGAAAAGCAGCTATTATGTTAAAAGAATTTCAAGAAGAAAATAAGAAAAAATTTACTCCGTACATCAATGTAACAGACATTAGCATAGCAGAATACTTATTTGAAAGCATCATTAAATCATCGAAAGATGAAAGTAAAATAATGCCTCATTGGTTTTGTTCAGAACACAACATAAATAAAACGCTTCCTGCATATATGTACCATCAAGGAATTATAGAAGAGTCCAAAGAATCTATTTCTCCTCTTAGTAGATTTTGGGATAAGAGCGATGTTAGATTTGATTTATACGACGATTAAAAACGTAAGATCCAAAAAATTAATATATAATAAAAAATGCAGATCAATTATCATCAAAAAAAGGGAAAATCATTTTGTTAAGAAGAAGACAAATTAATAGCGATATAGAAGAAAAGGTTCTTACTGGATTAATTGTTTCAGATAAAGTATGCAGAGACACATTGAAGCTTGTAAGAAAAGACACTTTCATAAATCCTTATGCTTATGTCATTGTAAAATGGGTGGCTGATTATTACAAGAAATATAAGAAAGCCCCAAGTAAGCACATTCAAGATTTATATAATACAGAGAAGAATAAATTAAAAGAAGAAGAGTCTGTATTTATAAATTCTTTTCTATCAAAACTTTCTGATCAATTTGAAAGCGAAGAAAAATTCAACGAAGACTATCTCATTGACAAAGCCATCTCTTATTTTAAAAAGAGAGCTCTAAAGAATATTTCAGAGCAAGTAGAATCTTGCGTGGAGATTGATAAACTTGATGAAGCTGAAAAAGCTTTGCAATCATACAGACAAATAAGCAAAGACAGCGCGAAGTTTATTGATCCATTTTCTGATGAAGAAATTAAAAAGTTTTTTGAAGATGAATCTAACAATTCAAATATATTGTTTAGAATGCCTGGAGCTCTAGGAGACTTTATAGGAGATTTTGAGCGTAGCACTCTTGTTGGAATTATGTCCCCAGCAAAAAGAGGAAAGAGCTTTCTTCTTGAGGAAATAGCAATACAAGCTTTTTTTGAAAAATTGAAAGTTGTTCTTATTTCTTTAGAAATGTCTCAATTTATGATGAAGAGAAGATTGCTGCGTAGAATAACAGCTCAGGACAAAGAAACAAAAGATTATGTCTATCCTTGTTTTGATTGCTTTAAAAATCAAATGAACACTTGTACAAAATCCGAGAGATCGAGTCGAATAAAATTAAGAGATGAAGCAGGAGAAAAACCTTCATATGATCCTGAGATGAAATATATTCCTTGCACAGCTTGTAGAGGAAAAAAAGATTTTGTTCCTGAAACTTGGTTTACAACCATACACAGAACAAAAAGAACTCTCTCTGGAACAAGAAAGATCGCTCAAGGAATGAGACAGATGTTTCGAGATAATTTTAGATTAGTTTGTTATCCAAAATTTTCTGCTAATGTATCAGATATAAAATCAGATCTAGAGACTCTTGAATTTAATGAAGACTTTATTCCTGATATTATAGTAATTGACTACGCTGACATCTTACTACCAGAAGATTCTAGATTAACTGGAAGGGATAGATACGATGAAACTTGGAAGATGCTAGGAAACTTAGCATTTAGTAAAAAATGCTTGGTTGTATCAGCTAGTCAAACAAACAGAGCGTCAGCTGATAAAAAATATGTTACTCAAACAGATGTAGCTGAAGACTGGAGGAAAATGGCTCATGTTGAATTAATGATAGCTATAAACCAAACTTCACAAGAAAAGAAAGAAGGATATATTAGAGTTTCTGTTGTTGCTGGTCGAGAAGACGAGTTCGATCAAAAGAAAAGTTGCGTTGTACTACAAAACTTGAAACTAGGTCAAGTTTGTTTAGATTCTGAAATAGCTTATATTATTGACGATAATAAAGAAAAAGAAAAAACAAAATAATTACTCAAGTTTTTTAAAAGTAATATATAATACTAATAAAGGAACAAAGAAGATATTTAAAAACAAACCAAAAGAGAAGGAGATTTAAAAATGAACAGAAAAGAATTAGTAGAATTAGCAAAGAAGTTTAACAGTTTGAAAGTTGACGGAAAACCAGTTATTGACCCTATTGACATAAAGGTCAAAGAAGAGGAATTGAAAGAGTTATTTGGAAACGCAGTTGATTCTGTTCTTGAAAACGATCTTTTAGGATCAACAGAATCTAAACGTCAGGAAGTTCTTCCTGAAGAAATTAGAGCTGCCTACAAAAAATTGTTTTTGTCAGACGAAGAACCTAACGAAGAACCTGATGAGAAGCCTGCAAAAGCTGAAAAGAAATCTTCCAAGAAGCCTGCTGAAAAGAAAGAACCTGCCAAAAAGCCTGCTGCAAAGTCTGCTGCAAAGAAGTCTTCAAAAGAATCCGATAAAAAGCCTAGCAGAAAACTGACGATTTACAAGGTGTATAGATCCAAGGGAGATTTCCTCAAAGAAGGAAAAAAACTTGGAGTAAAAGAAAAGACTCTGAAGATCTGGTCAAACAGATGGAAAAACAACAAGGGGTTGCCGAAAGGAATGTAATTAAATGAAAGATGTTTTGAATGAAACTCTGTTAAATCTTTTTAAAGAAGTTCATCAAAACGTTCTGATAAAGGTTCAGTCCAAATTTAACGATTACGGGGCTGAACCTTTATTGGAGTTTGATGATTTTGGCGTATTCATGAAAACTATTTCTAAAGTCAATAGATTGAAAAACTTCTACAAGGGAAAGTCGATGATGGTCGATGAAAATGTAGAAGATACTTTGATTGATTTGGCTGCTTACGCAATCTGGGGATTGGCTGTAAGAAAATATGTAGAAAGTAAAAACAAAAAAGAAAAGGAAACTGAAAATGAATGTTGAAGATATAAAAGATGTGGATATTCCAGTTGGTGAAGATATGCTAGTTTCTATTTTCAAAAAACAAAAAAAATTGATGGAGAAATATCATCATATAGAAAAAAACAATGGATTGCTTCAAACCGAACTATGTCCTGTAAATATTGATGATGCAAAAGGACAAGCTCGGTTAAAAGATTTTGCTTGGAGGATTACAGAAGAGCTGGGCGAAGCAATGAATTGTTTAAAAAACAAGCCCTGGAAACAAACACAAATGGAAACCGATGTAACTCATTATATAGAAGAGGTGATAGATGCCTTTCACTTCTTTATTGAACTATGTATATTGTCAGGAATGGATGCAGAAGATTTATACAGAATGTATTTTAAAAAATCAGAGGTAAATCTTTTTAGACAACGAAGCAAATATTAAATGTTTAAAGTAAAAATAAACGATGGAAGCATTAGAAGATGTGATTCGATTCAAGAGGTGTTTCACCATTTGGTATTAATGTTTTCATCAAAAATAAATTATTATTCACTGGAGACTATTCAAAGTATAATTAAACAAATAATCGAATTGGTTTTTTATGTTGTAAATGAACAAAAAGAAAAGCATCACAAAATGAGTTCTAAAGAAAAAACAAAACTTACTAGATTCATGAACAGGATGCAAAAAACTTCTACTTTTTTTGATAGAATTAAAACTCAAGAAAGTGCGGTTAGAAATTATTACAATTTAATTTTGAAACAAGAAGATCTTGGAATATTACATGGATTTTCTTTATCGTCTTCGATTGAAAAAGGAGGAAATGGAATTAATCCAGAAATCAAAAGTATATATTCTAAATTCAGATAAAACAGGAAATAAAAATGTTTCACTTTATTCACAGTAAAAATATCAACAGATCTTTAGAAAAAGCAATCAGGTATCATTTGTTTTCTAACAATTTGGATTTTGTAGGCTCTAGTCATACTCATATTTACAATGTAATTATAGTCTCTGATAATTGTGAATATGATTTTGATTTTGGATCCAATCTATGGTTTACTAATTCTCGATGGAACAGACTAGTTAATTCATATATTGATAAAAGCCAACTTCAAATCTTTATCAGAAAATCCAAAGAAATGATAGGGAGAAGAAAAGGGACAGTAGGAATGAACTTTATTCATCAGAAATATGAAGATGATCGTAAAGTTCATAAATGGGGTGGTTGCTTGCATGCTATAAACTTCAGAATAGGAAAAGATAATGTCCCTGAGTTGATTTTATTTTCTAGAACTTGTTTTATGGGATATATGAGTTTCTTAGATGCTGGAATAATTTATCACATAGCAAAAGAAATTTATATTCCTGAAAAAATAAGATTCATTTGGCATATTTCCGATCAACAAATTAGTTATGTTAGAATGCTTCCATATATTTTTACTCACAAAACACTAATGGATGATTTTGAAAAATGTGATGAGAATGATTTAGATCAACCTCTCACTTTAAGAAATATAAAAGCAGTCTTTAGAAGAAATTTTAAAAGATTTGAAGATGAATATTGGTCTAAAAATCAAAAAGTATTTTCGAAATATGGAGCAACAAAACGTCTTCAGAAAAAGTACTTGGCTTTTAACAATCATGAAATAATGGAAGACAAATTAATTAAATCTGTCAACATTAGAGACTTAAAACTTTTTTAAAAAAGGAGAATAAAAGTGAGAATTTACAAAGATTGTTACGAAATGATAAGAGAAGTGGAAAGAGATTTATTTGAAATGGGAATAAAATTTCAATCCGAAACTGTTCAAGACAAAGTAGTAAAAGACGACCCTAATTTTATGACTTTGGAGCTGACAGGTTATGATTACAAATTAACAGGATATGACAAACTCGATGAGATGCTCAAATATTTGAATATCAGTGAAGAGTGGGTAAGCCAAGATTTCATGGAAAGAATAGAAGATAAATTTCTAAATCCAGGAGATGCTTGGAAAATTAATTCTGAGCTTTGGGAACAATATCTTCACGACGGAATGTTTCAGTATACATACAATGAAAGAATCAGAGGCCAATTACCTTTGTTGTTGAGAGAACTGACCTCTAGAAGGAACACTAGACAGGGAATAATCACCATATACGATTATCACCAAGATATTATGAATTGGGGAAGTAAAGGAAGAGTTCCTTGTTCGATGTATTATCAATTCTTTATTAGGAACAATAAGCTTCAGATGATTTATGTAATGAGAAGCTGCGACTTCTTAAAACATTTTGCTGGAGATGTAGCTCTAGCTATAAAAATGTTATTTTATATTTCTGAAAAAATAAATGTTGAAGTAGGAACATTCACTCACTTTATAGGAAGTCTTCATGCATTTTATATTGATCTAAACAAGAGAGGTATTTTTTAATGAGACCAGAATGGGATGATATATTTTTAGAGATAGTTCCTATAATAGGAAAAAGAGGAACTTGCAACAGAGGAAGATCTGGTTGCATAATAGTTAAAGACAACAGAATTATTTCTACTGGATATGTTGGATCTCCGTCAGGAATGCCGCATTGCGATGATGTTGGCCACGACATTATTAAATTCATTGACAGCAAGGGGAATTCTACAGATCATTGCTGCAGATCCATACACGCTGAAGAAAATGCAATAATATATGCAGCTAAACATGGAATCAAACTAGATGGCTCTACACTCTATTGTACTATGGTTCCATGTCCTACTTGCGCAAAAAGTATAATAGGGGCAGGAATAAAAAAAGTAGTTTGTATTTTTAGTCATTCTCTTGTGGATTCTTCTAGAGAGCTATTTTCTTATTCCAAAATAGATTTGATAATAAAAAACCCTAAAGAAAGTGCGAAATATGAGTAAAGATTTTTGTCATCTTCACGTTCATGATTACCACTCTATATTAGATGGGGTTTCTACTCCAGCCCATTATGTTGATAGAGCTAAAGATCTTGGCTTTAAATATCAAGGCATAACAAATCACGGAAATATTAATAGTGTCATTGAACATAAAAAAGAATGCGACAGGGTTGGAATAATTCCCGTCTTTGGATGTGAAATGTATGTTGTTCCGAATATCAACATAAAAGAAAAAGGAGAATCAAGAAGCCATATATGTTTGTTTGTAAAAAATCACGAAGGCTGGAAAAATTTATTAAAACTATTGACCATAGCCAACATAGATGGATTCTATTTTCGCCCTAGAGTAGATTATGATTTACTCAGAAATAATCTCAACGGATTGATTATATCTACTGCATGTACTTCTTCTTTTATTAATAATCCAGAGGGAATGGATTTTTTATATGATGCCATTGACATTATTAAAGACGATGTCTACCTAGAAATAATGCCATTGATTTACGACAAACAAAAATCACTCAATAAACGAATAGCAGAACTTCATAAAAAAAATAATATAAAAGTAATAGCTACTAACGACTGCCACTATTGTAATAAGGATGACAATTTTATCCAAGAAGTTCTTTTAGCAATTCAAAGCAAAGCAAAATGGAGTGACAAAAACAGATGGAAATTTAGTATAGATGATTTATATCTAAAGAGTTATTCCGAGATGATTGAATCTTTTTCTTTACAAGGAGTTCTGAACAGAAGGTTTGTAATTGAATCTTTAAGTAATACAATTGACCTTGCTGAAAAATGTTCTGAGTTTGTTTTACAAAGATACCCAGTTGATCTGCCTCTTATAAAAGGAATGGAAGGAAATCCTGATGATATATTAGCAAAGATGTGTAGAAAAAAATTCAGAGAAAAAAGAAATGAATTCTTTGATACAGATCTTTATTTAAGTAGAATGAATTATGAACTTAAATTAATCAGGGATAAAAACTTTTCCAATTATTTTTTGATTGTATGGGAAATAACAGATTGGTGCAGAAAAAATAATATTTTAACTGGAATTGGAAGAGGAAGCGTCTCTGGCAGTTTAATAGCATATCTGCTCGGCATAACTAACGTTGATTCTATAAAATGGAATTTGATGTTTGAAAGATTTATCTCTCCTGGCAGAAAAGATTTTCCAGATATAGATTTAGATATTGAAGATACCAAAAGGGATATTTTGAGACAACATTTATCTGATTTATACGGAGAATATAATGTTGCCAATATTTCTACTTTTTTACAAATAAAAGATAGAATGGCTATCAGAGATGTTGGAAGAGTATTTGAAATAAATTCTTCTGATATTGATATGTTTGCCAATTCTCTCGGAGGAGATGAAAACATTGATTGGGCTGTTGAAAATACAGAAGAGGGAAAACAATTCTATCAAAAATATTCAAATGAAGTAGAAATTGCAAAAAAACTATCAGGTAAAATTAGAGGAGTAGGATCTCATGCTGCAGGAATAGTTATTTCTAAAGAAAAAATAATAGATGGCGGAAAAGCAAATCTAATTAAAAATAAAGAAATATCTATTAATTGGGATAAAAAAGATGCTGAATATATGGGCATGCTAAAAATTGATATTTTAGGTCTATCCAATTTGTCGATAGTAAACGAATGCATTTCTTTAATTAAGAAAAATAAAAATATCGATGTTGATATCAAAAATATTTCTTTTGATGATGAAAAAATATTTGAAGAATTTTCTTTAGGAAATTGCACAGGGTGTTTTCAATTTAACACAAAAGGATTAAGAAGCTTTTGTAAAAGACTTAAAATAGAAAAATTTGAAACCCTAATTCATGCAACAGCATTATATAGACCAGCTATTATAAAGAGAGGTCTTCTAGACGAATTTATAATCAGAAAGAAAAATCAAAATAAAATATTTTACAAACACAATAAAATAAACGACGTTCTTGGAAGCACCTATGGAATAATTTTATACCAAGAACAGCTAATGAGAATAGTCACAGAAGTAGCTTTAATGGATTTTGTTGATGCAGACTCTATCAGAAAAATGTTTGAAACCGAAGGAACAAAAAACATAGAAAAATATGAAAGCAAATTTATCAACGGATGTATTAAAAACGGAGTTGATAAAAAGGAAGCAATAAACTTGTGGGAGTATTTGAAATTCAACGGAGGATATGGATTTAATCTTGCTCATGCTACTGCATATACAATGCTATCCTATATTGATATGTGGTTAAAAGTAAATTATCCCATGGAATTTATGTGTGCTTTTCTATCAATGTCTCCTGATGATAAAAAGGAAGAAATCATCAAAGAAGCTATCAGAATGAATGTTAAAATAGAACCTCCGACAATCAACATTTCTGATTCTAAAAAATGGATAATACACAATCAATCTTTATATATGCCTTTTATAGAAATAAAAGGGATAGGGGAAAAAACCGCTGAAAAAATAGTTAAGAGAAAAAATAAAGATGGGTTTTTTAATAATGTCAAAATTGACAATTTGATATCTGATGTTGCCAACGGAAAAGGAGTCTTTTCTTTTAATGCAAACAATTTCAATATCAACTTAATGCCTAATTTAAAAAATAATTTTGTCGATGTCGATAAAAATAATTTGACTGATTTAGTTTCTCTTGACAAAAAGATTCGCGACAATTTAAAAAGTTTTATTGTCAATAAAAAGATCGAAGACAAAAAGCTTATATGTAAATTATGTAATTTGAGAAATGAATGCGATCGTCCTGTCAACTATAAACACGGTCTTAGAAACATCATGATATGTGGTGAAGCTCCTAGTAAAATAGGATATAAATACAACGTTCCGTTTTATGGAGATATAGCTAAGAACTTCTTAAAGCAAATAGAAAAGAGCACTAACATGTCAAGGAATAAATTTCATATTACAAATGTATGTAAGTGCTTCCCAAGTAAATCTAGAAAGCCCTCTAAAGAAAACATTAAACAATGTGGAGTATGGCTGGAAGAAGAAATCAATCTATTAAAACCAATTCTTATTTTAGCTGTCGGAAATTCTTCTCTGTACTTTTTTGAAAATTTAGAAAAAGGAATAATCGACAAAAATGCTTCTACGACTTGGAATGAAAAATATGGATGTTGGATTTGCTGGAGTGTTCATCCCGGAATGATTGCTCGAGATAATTCAAAACAATACCTTATCGATGATAGCATAAATAATTTTTCTGAAAAAATAAAAATATTGACAAAATAAATTGATAAGATTTGTTAATTTAATATATAATAAATAAATAGGAGAATAAAAAAATGAGTAGAGATTACAAAAAAGAAATTTTTATTGATAAAAATTCGCTTGATGAAGAACTTGTTAAACAACCTCAATTGTATTTACATTGGGCTGAACAGGAAGCAGAAGCTTTATATGACAGAGATAAAATCAAAGAGAAGCTTGATTTAATTAAAGCAGAGTTAGATGGCGACATAAGAAAATTTCCTGGAAAATATGGAATTGATAAAATAACTGAATCAGCCATAACAAATGCCATCATTCAAAATTCAAAATATAAAAAAGCAAATGAAGAATATTTACAGTCGATACAGGATGCTCGGATATTAGGAATAGCAAAATCAGCTTTTGATATGAGGAATACTTCATTAAAAGGATTGGTGTCATTATTTATTTCTGGTTATTGGGCATCAGATGCAAAGGACAATTCAACTATAAAAAATAAAAAGGAGGAAGCTACAAGAAAAGAACACTACGACTCTTTAAAAGAAGGAATGAAAAAAAGAGGTTGATATGAATCATTTAGTAATTATTTTATTGGTGTTTGTAGGATTTATAATCCTGTATCTTATTTTTAGATTAGGAAGCAAAGCTATATTACGATCCTACTACGAAGAAAAAAATAGACAATACTTTAAAAAAGGAGAAGAAAACCATGGCAAGAAAGTATGACATGAAAAAGTTCGGCGAAGGTTTAGCTAAAAGAACTCAAGAAAGCAATGACAGAAAAGAAGGAGATACTTTTTTGAAGTTTTTTAAAGATGACATAGATATTCCCCTTGTAAAATTTGGAGTAACAAAAGATGAGCCTCACATTATCGACATCATCCCGTTTGTAGCAGGGGACAATATGCCGAAGCCGATGAAAGTTCCTCAAGGAGATCCTGCCTATTATCTTGACATTTATGTTCATCATAATATTGGAGCAGCAAATTCTCAAGTTGTTTGTCCTCAGAAAAATTACAATAAGCCTTGTCCCATTTGTGAATACATTAACAAAATGATCAAGGAAAAAAACTGGGAATACGATGATTATAGAGATATAGCTCCTAAGAGACGCAGTGTGTATAATGTTGTCAATGTTACCAACGCAAAAGAAGAAAAGAAAGGCGTTCAAATCTGGGAGACCTCTCATAAATATGGGGAAAAGGCAATTCAGTCTGCTGCAACCCGTCCTCGAGGAGGAGGGGTAATTCCTTTTGCTGATCCCCGCAAAGAAGTTGGTCAAAGCATTTCTTTTAATGTAGACGCAGATGAATTCAAAACTGTTTCAGGGCATAAGTTAGAACCTAGAGATTATGACATCGATGAAAAATATCTTGATGATGCACTTCAACTTGATCAAATTATTGATGTGATGGACTACGACCAGATTGACAAGCTGTTTAATACAAAATCAGAAGATAGTGATGATTCTTCTAAAGACAACGATTCAAGTGACGACAACAAAGGAAGTAGAAGAAGAGAAAGAGAGAAAGAAGAAGATATAAAAGATGGATGTCCAGAAGGATTGAATTTCGGAGAAGATATTGATAGTAGTGACGCATGTTCCGATTGTAAACTTTACGACGAATGCGCTAATAAAGAACAAGAAATAAAAGATCAAAAACGCAAAGAAAGAGAAAGTCGCAGAAGTGGAAGACGATAATTAAAAATGAAATCAGGGGCAGGAAAAGTTGATTTAAATAAATTGCACAAAGATCCTTTTCCTGCCTCGTCGGTGGGGATTATTGGTGGTAGAAGGATTAGATATGGAAAAGATAACAAGAAGAACTAAGAAAGAAACAGTAAGAAACATTAGAGAATCAATATTGAATCCAATAGAACATTCTGCTAAAACAAAAGTAGAATTCTTAGATAGCGGATCTATTGTTTTAAATCTTGTTCTTTCTGGGAAAAAGAAAAATGGAGGATGGGCAAGAGGAAGAGTAGTAAATATCGTTGGAGATGGATCTAGTGGTAAAACTCTTCTTGCCCTTGAAGCAGCAGCGAATTGTTTTTATAAATTGAATAAAAATCCAGAAACATTTCCCCCAGTCAAAAAAATATACATTGTCTATAACAACGTAGAAGGAGTTATGGATTTTCCTGTCGAAGAAATGTATGGAGAAAAATTCTTTGAAGCAGTTGAGTGGATACAAATTCCTACTGTTCAAGCTTTTGGAAGAGATTATACGAGAAGAGTTAAATCTTTAAAGGAAGGGGAATTTTTATTGTATATTGTAGATTCTCTGGATGCTATGTCTTCTGAAGAAGAATTAGATAATTTCTTAGACGCTGCAAATAAAGATACGCCAGAAAAAGGATCTTATGGAATGAGTAAACAGAAATATTCTGGTAAGTTCTTTGGAAATCTTTGTAGTATTGGACAAGGAAAAGATTCAACATTAATTATAATTTCTCAAGTAAGAGAAAACATCAATGTCATGTTTGGCGAAAAATACAGAAGAAGCGGAGGAAAATCTTTAGATTTTTATACCCATCAATGCTGCTGGCTTGCTGTAAAAAGAAAGCTCGAGAAAACATATAAGGGAGAAACAAGACCATACGGAATACTTGTTAAAGCTAAATTAAAAAGAAGCAAAGTAAGCAAAGCATTCAGGGAAGCTGAATTTGTAATTCTATTTGATTATGGAGTAGACGACATTCTCTCTTCTATAATTTATCTTTATGGAGAAAAGGAAAAAAATATAGTTTTCGAAGGGGAAGATTTTAAGAATCAAGAAAAACTTATCGAATACATAACTTCCCACAAACTTAAAGATAAGCTTGCTAATATGGTTGAAGATAAGTGGATGTCTGTCGAGGAAAATATTAAAGTCAAAAGAGAAAGAAAATTTAAATGCGAAGATACTTGATAATAATAGATTCGAATTATCTATGTTATATCCAAAAATATGCGTTGTCCCGAGGATTGACTTATCTAGGAAATAACACAGAAATAATTTTTGGCTTTATCAAATCTTTATTGTCTCTTGCCAATAAATTTTATCCTTGTGATTTTATTTTTTGTTGGGATTCAAAATCTTCGAAGCGAAAAGAAATCAATCCTGATTATAAAAGACATCGGCATGATTCTAAAACAGAAGAACAAAAACTCTTAGATGCAATAGCTTATAATCAGTTTAATGAAATACGAACATTTGTTTTACCTGAATTAGGATTCAAAAATATATTTATCCAAGAAGGATATGAAGGAGACGATTTAATAGCAAGAATTGTTTTAGATCACGAAGGTCTTTACAATTCGATAGTTGTTGTTAGTTCAGACAATGATCTTTATCAACTTCTTGATTATTGTTCTTTGTATGACATATTCAAGAAATCTATAATAAACAAAAATATGTTTTTGAAAGAATATTCTATTGAACCAACAGAATGGATAAGAGTAAAGCAAATTGCTGGATGTAATGGCGATGAAGTAAAAGGAGTAAATGGAGTTGGTATAAAGAAGGCAATAAAATATATTAAAGGAGAATTGAATCAAGGAAAGGTTTTTGATTCTATAGAAGACTCAAAAAAACTTATTCGCATGAATAGAAGACTTGTTAAATTGCCCCTATCAGGAACAATGAAGTGTGAATTAAAAAAAGATGATATTACAGAAGAGAAATTCAAAAGGATATGTATCAAATATAATTTTAAGTCTTTGTTTGGAAAAGAAAAGGAATGGGTAAAAAAATTAATTCAATAATGGGCTAATAATACTAAAATAAGTCTCTAGGTTTGCCCTAGAAATCATTTTTATATAAAACGCATGATTTCTCTCATAAAGGATAAACAAAGACCATGATAAACTCTCTAGTAATAAAAAATTTCAGGTCCCATAAAAATACAAAACTTGAGTTTTGCGATGGAGTCAACTGCATTATTGGATTGCCTGATTCAGGTAAGACAAATATCATTCGATCATTGAATTGGGCATTGACCAATAGGCCTTTGGGATTCCGATTTCATTCTGACTTTAGTAAAGAAGAAACTAGCGTATCAATTCAGTTTGATAATGGAGAAATTGAATTATCCAAATTAAAGTCTAAATCAATTTATTCTCACAAAGGGAGAATGTTAAAGGCAATCGGATCAGATGTTCCTGATGTAATAACTAGGCAATCTAACATGTCAGAATTAAATTTGCAAGAGCAAATGGATAAACCATTTTTGATTTGCGAAACATCAGGAGAAGTAGCAAAAATATTTAACAGGATTTCTAATCTTGAAAAACCCGATCAGGCAATTGCATCCCTGACCACGGAAATTAATTCCACCAACAAGGAAATTAAAATCCTAAACACCCAGCAGTTGGAGTTGGAGGAAAAATTAAAGAAGTTTAAAGATCTTCCAAAAATGAAACATGAGTATGCCATCCTTGTGGGGATGAATGCCCAGAAGACCCCTTTGATCCAAGAGATAAACAGCATTTCCGGATTGCTGGCAGACTGTGAGGAAGCTTCCAAACATCTCAAGAAAAAAGTGGACACGGCAACTGCTTTTAAACAGTTGGCAGTCTTACGTGATCAGCAGATACAGATCGATCAGGAACAAAAAGATTTGGTCAGACTGAACAATGCAATCAAGGAAATAAAGTTGCTGGAAGAGAAATACAAAAACATCAGGGATGAATTTACCGACACACAGGAAGATTTTGCGGAGTTCCTGAAGACCATCAAAGTCTGTCCTTATTGTAAAGTCTGTAAGGAACCTATCTCAAAGCACAACATTGATAAATTGGTGAAGGTGAAATTATGAAGCTAAAAGAAACAAAAGAAGAAATTAAAATAGATAGAAGATGCAAACCTTTTTGCAATAGAAAAGGAGTAAATAATCCTAATTACAAAGGTGGAAGGAAAATAAAAATTAAACATTGGGAAATTAGCGTGAAAAGAAGGGATAAGTATATTTGCCAAAAGTGCAGAAAACCAGTAAGAGGGTTTCATTGTAAAGCTCATCATATCAAGCCTAGAAAAGAATATCCTGAACTGATTTATGATGTAGATAATGGGATGACATTATGCACAAGTTGTCATTTTTCTATTCATATGAAAGGCAGAAAACTTTCTGAAGAAACAAAAAAGAAGATATCTGAATCTCGTCAGGGATTTGTTGTGTCAGAGAAAACAAAGAGAAAAATAAGCATTGCCACAAAAGGAAAAAACAATCCTAATTATGGAAACCGTTATCATTGGACGGACAAACAAAAGAAAAATCATACAATCTGGAACAGAGGATTAACAAAAGAAACTGATACAAGATTGGCAAGAAGTGAAGAATGCAGAAAAAAAATTTCAGAAACTAGAAAAAAAAGGTTTCAAAAGGAGGTGTGCCATTAAACTTATACTTCTGTCGGATATCCACATGGTGGTTGATAATCCTATTGCAAGAATGGATGACCTGACGGCAACCCAATGGGAAAAACTGAAATTTGTTTTTGATTATGCTTTCAGGCACGATATTGAAGTGATATTGCAAGCAGGGGATCTGACACACACTCGCAGATCATGGTGGTTGGTGGAAGAGTTGGGTAGACGTTTGGTTTCAGAACCAGCAAAGATTTATCTGGTCAAGGGGCAGCATGACTCCTATTACCATGACATGGGAAACCAAAAAACTACGACAGGTGTCCTGATCTCCACAGGGGTGGTCAATCTGTTAAGTGATGTGCCGACAAGTTTTCGGGAAAAAGTCCACATTTATGGATGCTCCTATGGTGAAAAGATTCCAGAGGTAAAGACGGTAGGGGTCAATATCCTTGTTATCCATGCTTCCATCGGACACGATAAAAATTTG